GGGTTTTCCCCCTCAGGGTGGTCCCACCTGCCTCCGTGCTCACCAATCCGTATGGATTGGGACACACTCGTTATTCGATTCATGGACATTCTTCCAGATCTTAACGATAATAGAGTTGAGAACATACCTCCTGGCTTTAAGCCTTGAGATATGTTTACTTTCCTTCCCTTCAAGGAGGGAAAGTACATACTCCAAATCAGTCAAAACATCGATGAAACCCTTCGGGGTCTCACCGAGTTCGATCGATTTGAAGTAGCTCTTCTCTACTTCGTCAAGATCCCGAATAATTTCCTGAATCGGGTGGCCAGTGACACGGAGCAGGAACTCGGGTAAGTTCCTCGAGTCTTGCCCGGCTCCCTTAAGCCAAGCATCCCTCACTTCGTGAAGGATGCTTAACTTCTGGGAGAGCCGATTGCTCACTTCATCTCCCATAAGGGAGAGGAAGTGCAATGTATCTCCGATAGCCCCCGACCAGGGGGCATCCCGGATGCACATTGCTTCCTCATTTGAGGTGGGATTAGCCTTAAGGCGTTCCACCCGTAGAGGGTTGAGCAATTGGGCCAAAACCATTGGGACTTCCTTCTCCTTTAAGAGGGAGAGGTAGTTCTCAATGGTCAAACTCGTGCGAAGGGAGTCATTCCTCAAATGAACCGAGGCCATACCCCTTTCCAAATACCAATCTAACGAGTCCGCGGCTTTGAGGGTTTGCCTCTCACCGAAGACCTCGATATGATTGGCGATTGGGAAGGGCGTAAGGTCCTGTCCATCAAGGAACAACGCTTTCGCAAACTCCGCGGACGAACGTCCCTTTGCTTGCCTCAAGGGGCTGGGGCTCTTCATCATATTGATGTCGACTCCCAAACCCTTGCACATAGCAAGGTACGCATTTGCTACATCAGTGTCGGAAATGACCAAGTCATCCCCGATAATGACGTAGCAATCGTCCGCCGCGCCTACCCTCTTTATGCAGGAGCGAATTGCATAATGGTGGGAGATGCTGAAAGTCGACCAAGAGGAGTAAGCTCCCATTGGCTGACCAACGGCATAAGGGACATAACGATTAAGGTCCTTACTAAAAGGAACTCTCGTCATGGCCCATTCCCACGCATTAGACCAGTTCTCTCCGCACATTAGGGCGATGATCATGTGTTGATACTCGCGAGGCCAGCGATCAGTCGCGGCAGTTAGGTCAAAGCAGTAACAAGGCTTTCCAAGCCTTGTCCACTCCTTGACTTTAGCACGGCAAGCGCTAGCGGCATACGTTCCATCCTGGTGTTGCCTTGAGAGCCATTTCATCTGCACATTGTGCAGTTGAAATAGCATCTCTTGGATCCACCAGTTTAGAATGTACACCACTCGCGTCTTACCGGCTTCTGCCGGGATGAAAGCTAGTTTCGCGAGCTCACTCTTTCGAGGTTGGAGATGCGCCTTATGAACGTCAACAGCCTCTTTGATAAAATCAAAGAGCTGACGTCCAAGGGCGCCATTTCCAGTCTCGATACAGTGATGTACGAACTGTTTCAAATCATCGGGTCGGTCGAATAAGGCCAGGGCATCAAGCCCTGAGCTCAAAAGACTAACCTTATGGTTTGGTCCAGCTCGTAGCGACACATGACTTCGGACGCGGTCTGGCACAGTCACACTATCTATGTTAATATTCTCAAGAATTTGACACACCGTGTCATAAAGCTCTTGAGGACTCACCTTTGATTGGTTCTCAATACTTTGAGTGTCTAACGACACCTTAGTACTGATACCTCTCACAAGGCTTGTGACCTCAAGGGCCCAAGCTTTGCCATTATTGATCACGTCCCTAAGGATAGGCAGGCACATTGGGATTCCGTTTGCATTCTGGCGAAACCAGATGCCACCGAATTTCCCAACGCGTCCTGTCACCTGAGGGTACTGACCAATAACGGCAAAGCGACACGCTGTGTTAAGATCCTTAAGAATCTTAACAGTAGTGTGACTGCCATAACGAGTTCCGCACTCCTGTGCAAACTTTGTCCACTCGGCGAAGAGGGACGCAGCCTGCTTAGAATGCAGTGTGCGTAGCACACGAGGTAAGTGGGACCAACACGCTTTGTAAGGCCACAGTCCAAAGTCGACTGTTACCCTACTTTTGCGATCCCCCTTTTCAATTAAGGGTGGTCGTAGAAGGAGGTTAACAGACTTTGACCATGGACACTGGTTCCCCTCCTTTCGGAGGTTCCAATGGCCTAGAGCGAGCTGGTCCGCTAGATTAGTTAGATCTAGCGACTTAACTCGAACCCCATCTAGTCGAGACCAAGGTTTGCCCCCTACCGAAACATGGATATCCTTTCGGGTAACCCATGTTCTTTTAGTAGGGTAAACGAGAGCAGAGCTATACAGACCGCTGCCCTAAAACTGCATTAGAGCGGTTTTGAACGGCACGGAGATGCAAGCGTTTATTCCTAAGGGGCATATCGGACCTTACAACGGTCTCGGGCCATCTGATGAATGATGACCTTCCTGTGCC